CTCGACGAGTACATCTGCACCGCCGTGACCAAGGCGATTGTCCGGCACGAATGCGGCGCACCGGAAGCCTACGGTCAGCCTGAGAACTGGTACACCGACGATGTGTATCAGCGCGCCGCCGTCATGGCCGGATTCGACCCGGCCACCAAGCCGCTGACGCAATCGAGGACGGTGGCCGGGGCGGTGATTGCTGCGGCCGGCACGGTCGGCACGGTGGCCGCTTCGTCATCTGCCGGACTGCCGGTGACGGCTGACGACATCAACACGGTCGTGCAGGTTGTCGGTCCGCTGCTCGGGACTTCGGTCATGGCCGTCCTGTCGCCGGTGGCTTCCATCGTCGGTATCGGCCTGACGCTCTACGCGCGCTGGGATGATGCGCGCCGGAAGATCAGATAGGAAACCGCTTCTACAAAAAAGAATCGACCTCGAAGCCATGCGGCTTTCAAGAGGTCGATTATCTTTTATTTTGTAGAAAAAACTGCAGCCAATGTGCTGTGTAATGCAGTGCTTTCCAAGTTTCTTCCAGTCCATTTCATTCCTCTCCGGGCTAAGCCGCCCAACAATTCAGTCAACGCGGACATTCGCGCTTACGCGCTCGGCCCGTTACTGCCAGCGTTGTGCGCCTGCCGTCGGATGGTGTCGTATGCGCCATCAAGCAGCCCGCGCAGTCGTTTGCACTCTGCCTCAAGGTCGCGCTTCTGCTGCACCACGTGACCGAATGCTTCCTTTGCCCCTTCCTCGGCCAAGCGCAGTTGCTTAATTTCGTCAGCCGTGTCGTATTGGTTATTCCTCTTGTTCCAGCGCTCGAGAAGCAGATCCGTTACATCGTCCATAAGCGGGTAAATCAGGCCGCTGGCGGCGCCGCACGAACTGCTCGTGCATTGAACGCACTGGGCACCAATGCTCAGCTCGTCGGTCTCGCCTTCGAGCGTGATTATTTCCGCATCTGCGCCGCAGAATGGGCACGGCTTCAGTCGGTCGCTGTCGTCTCTGTTCATGCCGTCACCTTCACAATTTCGCCAGCGTATCCGCGCACTCGCAGGCGCTCAACGTAAGCGGCCGCCTTCCTGTCGTCCCACACTAGCTTTGCGTCGCACAGCCCCGGCCGGACCTTTGTCAAGCTCTCCTGTCCTGGTTTGCCGCCGAAGCCAGCGAACCATTCGTCGCCGATGCGTATTGCGTAGGCCGTAGTCTTGTAGTGGTTGGTTTCCATCGTCTTCTCCAAAATGCCGCCCAACAAATCATTCAACCCGGACTGGCCGAAAAGCCGGCCAGCCGGTTAATTCAAACGTTATACGTTCATGGTGCGTTGCACCAACCTGCCGCCACACAAACGTCGCCGGATTCCATCTTTATGGCGGTCACTTGCTCCACTCCTTGCGCGGGTTTGGGCAAATCTCGCTCACCGGGCAATCATCGCAATAGCCAGGGCTTGGCTTTGCCAGGATGCAGCCCCATGGGCGCGGCGTCTTGTCCTGGCTCCATTCATGCGACACTGGAATGTGCTGCGCGGCCAGAATGCAAATCTCTTGCATCCGGGCTGATGTTGTCATCGCCTTGGCACTATGCTCGCGCTTTAGTTCTGCATATTCCTCTTCGGTCAGTATGTATTGCATGGTCAGTTCTCCTTGTTGCTATGCAGCAGAGCTATTCCCGTTCCACACGGAAATCCGAATGCCGTGTTATCTCGTGTGATGCGCTTAGTCATCGCTCAAGGTGCAAGTTTCGGTAAATTCTTCGGATTCGGTTACATCGGTGAAATAAGCCTCATGCGCTTTCGGATTGCAGGCCGGGCATGGAATGTCGCCGCCAACGGACAGCGCTCCGCCCGGCTCATCGCAGCTATCCAAGTCCCATAGATAGCCGTCGATACAACAGGCATCCGGATAGGTCGCGCCGAAAAATGGGGCGTGATAGTCACACATGGTTTATCTCCTAACGATTAGTCAAAATTCATGTACAGCATCAGAGGGTTACATCACTTTTTCGAGGATTTCGCACGGTTCCCGGCCAACCCTCCTTCAGGAATTCATCGTCCGGGTCGATGGCCGGGACTTCGCCGGGTTCGTAAATCTCGCCGGTGCCTTGGTCGATGGTGTTGGCTGCAGCCTTGAGTTGATGCAGGCGGGCTGTGTAGGCGGAGCCGGCCTTGGCCTTGTCATCGGCGTTCAGGTTCTTTGCCTGTTCAGCAGCGGCCAGCAGTTCTTCCGGCGTGTTCGCAGCGTTGATCCCGTCGATGACCTGCTCGACTGTGATGGCAGGTTGCTGCTTCTTCTTGCCGGCGCCGAGGTGTTCCTTCAGGGCATTAGTGCGCGTGTTGCTGGTCGGTGCTTCGGTGACCACTTCAGCGTTGCCCATGTCACGCGGCGGAAGAGCTTCGAGTTCGTCGTCGGAATAAACGCCGAGGATGGCGCCCGGCGTGTGCAGTCGAGCCCAGTTCTTGACCTGCAGATAGCCAAGCTGCTGCTTCGGGTTGGTCTTCCACAGCGGAGAATTCTTGGTGGTCACGGTCGCAGCGGAAAGCCACTCGCCCCAGGTGATGTCCTTGTCGCCACGAATCACGGCGCCAACCCGGCAAGCCACGTTCGCGCCTTCGCCCTGGTACTCGTAATGGAAGTGGCCGACAATCGCGCCAGAGGATTGCACGACGGCATTGACCAACTGTGCTTCATAGCCGAGCGTGCCATTGACGACGTGCGTCTTCTGGGCAACCGCGAACGGATTCATTTTCCACTGGGCGGCCTGCATCACCACGGCCAGGCAGTCGCCAGCCTTGCCGGCCAGATGCTGCGGGACAGTTACCTTTGCCGTTGCCATGATGTTGGCCAGTTCCTGCATGGCGCGGACCTTTTCGAAATCGGCCAGCAAGCCTTGGCTGCCGAAGTCTGGCTGGGCCATCATGGCGCCCGTTTCGGCCTGTTGCACTACGGCCAGATTGTTGTTGCTCATGGTCTTGCTCCTCACTTGAGTAAAAAGGTGCGGCCAGCTTCGCCGCGAGTGGTAAAGGTTCGCTTTGCGTCCTCGATGAACAAGGCGCGCTCGGCGGGATTGGCTCCCGGGCAGAGGTGGCCGACGAAGGTATCCAGATCGAAAGACGAGCGGCCCTTGCGATTGCTCCAGGTGGCCAGCTTCTTGCCATCCGGCCCGAGCAGAATGTCGGCGTGGCCCATGAAGCGTTTGATCTTCAGGGCAAGCTCAGCTGCGTATTCCTCATGCTCGGCGATGGTTTCCTTGGTGCTTTTGAGCATGCCGATCGCCACAGCGATTTCCTCGTTTGCCTCGACCTCTTCCTTCTGCCGAGCCTGCGGATAGAGCAGGGCGACGTCGTCCTCGCTGCGAGGCTCCGGAGCCACATCCTTGGCGACATGGGTGTCCCACCATTCCTGCGCCCGGTGGAACAGTTCGTCCTCCAGGTCGCGGTCGCGGGCCATGTGGTAGATCGGCAACTCGCCGGAACCAGAACCGACCAGCGCGGCCAAGTCCCAGCGGCTGCACCCGGTCAGGCCCATGTAAGTGGCGCACTGGATCAGGTAATAGGTCGGCACCTGATCAGTTCCAGGGTCGCCCCATTCTCCGGAGGTGCGATAGACGAACGAATCGACGGTCTTGGCTTCCAGCCCTCGGTCGGTGCGAATCTCGCCCTTGTGGGCCGCAACCTTGGCGCCGGCCGGAATGACCAGGCGGTCGACGTGGCCGATGATGTTCTTGAACGTCGGATGGCGCAGCATCGGATTGAAGTGCTGGACGCGGTAGCCGGTGGCCCGGGAGTATTCCTGTGCGACAAACTCCTCGGCATGCTGGCCGAAGCGCAAGCGCATGGATTCGGAGTCGTCGGCGATGCGGCCGGTCTTCTCCATGTAGAGTTGAACCGGAGACTTGAAAGCGCTGTATCCGAGCGCGGCGGCGATGTCAGAACCGCCCAGGCCCTGCATACGCTCGGCGTGGAAAGCGGCCATTTTGTCGGGGGCGTTCATGCTGCACCGCCTTTCTCTGCATCGGCAATG